ACTTCTTGTAACAATACCGGGCGTAAGATTTTTTGATTGACCTGATGCTGATCTAGCGCGAGCAATTTCTGATTTATAAGCTTTTTTTCCCTCGGTTTTTGCTCTACTTCTTGTAACGATACCCGCTTCGGATCGATTACGAACTCCCCACTTCATTCCTTTGACACCATGATGTTCCAAAATCTCCGACGGAGACCCTGGCTTTTCGACAGGAATCACTCGAAGGCCTCCTTGTTTACTTTGTATGCAACCCAAGCGTCTAAAAGAGCAGAGACATTATCGATTTTCTCATCTTGTCGCCTTTTCAAAAGCTTGCGATTTCCGTTAGTATCTTCCAACGTAATCGCGTTACCCATCGCAAATGACATAAGGGCTTGATCGAAAATCAAAAGTCGCTCTTCACTCATAATTTTGAGCTCACCTAGTGGAACTGATTCTGTCTTGGCTCCCTGAATGACTTTCTCAATTCCAAACGGTCCATTCTCCGCTTCCCAACGAGTAACAAATTCCTTTGCGTTATATGGATCATAACCAAGAGCGCGAACGTCATACTCAGAAGTCAGAATAAAACGATCGAGATCTTCATATACTTCCATCATGTCAAGAATGTTTCCTGGCATCACATGAAGACTTCCTTCATTGATGAATTCTTCATACTTTTGTCGCATAGCTGCTGGAAGTTTCATCAACGTAAGTTCAGTGATATAGCTTCGTGTCTTGATCCCGTATTTTTCACGTCCTAACGGGAAAAGAAAAGTGAACGCACAGAAATCATCACCTTGAGATAGATCCGCGCCCAAGGAACAAACCATTTGCCAAAATTCTCGATGACGATGAGGGAGAGTTTCCTCGTACGTAAAGAAGTACGTATAACCCTCCATTGGAATCCCAAAACGTTTTGCGAGTATATCATTCCGAGATGCCGGAGCCTTTTCAGCACGTTCCACGTCAAGCTGATATGTTTCATAAGATACGGTTGCTCCTAGATTTGGATTAGCCTTCACCCACATGGCCGGGTCGGCAACTTCTTCAATTTCATCAAGTTTGTAATGCCAGATAGAAATGTGAGGTGCGAAGTACTCGCCTTTGAGAATGTCCTGAAGCTCCATTTTGATGGTATCACCAGAACCTGCTCTGACAGTTCCTTCGGAGCTGACAGCGACAATCAAGTAGTCCTCTAGCTTAGAAGCTCCTTGCTCAATTGCACCAACTACATCTTCTCGAAGATCACCAGACAACCATTCGTCGATCGTAGAGATCTTCGGGCGCAATCCCTGTAGCTTATTAATTGCCATAGGACGGACTTCAAGCAATGAGCCAGTAAGAAAGTTCTCAATACCCTTCTTTGTCGCAGCCAGTTTTACTCGATTGGCTCTGGATCCGGTTGTGTTCTGAAGCGATCCTTCAGTCAAGAACTTGAACAACGGTCCGCGAGCTCTCGTAATCGCAGTACGAATCGGTGAGACGACCTCATCTGCCTGTTTCATCGTCGGTGCCGTGGTGACCTGATGTGTGGTCGACGTATCGACGTTCAAGAAGAAACTTTGAATCGCCGACTCGTACATCGACTTGGCGGCTCCACGAGCGACTATCAGATACTGTTTGAGCGTTAGGCGTTTCTTGATTAGTCGTTTCTCATAATGCCCGCCATGATTATCTTTGGTCGGGATATAGACGCTGCGCTCAACGAAATAGTACCAACCGAAGATTTGTTCGGCCCAAAGTTTGAATGAATCGAGCAGATGTAAATCAGATCCGTCAGTTAGAGTTAATTCTCCTTCGCAATAGCGAATAAATCCCTCAACCGCTTCATCGTCATAATAGATATTCGGATTATCGATGAGCGAGTCAATTCGATTCATCTCCAGAGAAATTTCACGATTAACCGGAATCTCACCTCGAATAACTGCTTCACGAAATCGACCATAATAAATCGGTATCGCGGTATTAGAGAGGCCCAATTTAACCCCCCATTTAAGCAGCAGCTAGTGCGCCCATTTTAATTAGACGTTTCTTGACCTGTTGTGATGCAACTTCGTTAGCCGCGTTTTGAGCTGTATTTTTACCTGTTTGCCCAAGAAGAGTAAGAATAAATTTTCTTGGTGCGCTTGAATCGGAATACTGAAGTCGTTTTACATTTTGTTCAAGTTGAATTCGCTTTGCGTATTCTTGAAGCTCTTGATCGGTAAGCGCTTTGAGGCCGCTTTTCTTTCCTACTTGTCCGATTTTACGTGCGCTTACAGCCTCACGAGATGCTGGATGCCCAGCGCCGCCAGAAGTTTTAAGTCTTTTTCCTACTCTTGAATCTCGAACAACAACTTCTTGTGCTCCTACTGTAGCCTTCCGACGAACGCCCCACCGCATTCCCTTGACGCCATGATGAGAAAGCAAATTTTCTACAACTTCGGTGGCGCGCATCTCACCTCCTATTTCTGCTGCTGTTCTGGTTCCTGCGGTGATTCCTGTGACGGCTCCTGTGGTTCCTGCGGCTGTTCCTGTGCCTGTCCTTCTACTTCTTCTCCACCTTCAGAGATAACTCCCTGACGAATCTGCCTTTTTCGATTTTCTTCTGCTTTTTCTTGATCCTGTCGTTCTCGTTCTCCCAATCCATCTCTTTCTCTTCCCATCGATCCTCCTTATATGGTCATGGCCATACTTTCTGGCTACCGACATAAGCAGCTAGAACATCTTGATCGCCAAGATAAAGATTGAAAGCGTCGTTCAAAATTATTCCAAACAGCTTTATGTTTCCCTTTACATCTATTGTTAGGACGAGATCCATATCAAGAACGCCGTGAACATCAACACGTCCAGATTTGATCATAGCTTCAAAATCAATCGGAAGTTCGAAAGTGCTAAATGTTCGTCGTTGTCCTTGAGAAGCTGATCCGAAAATAAAAGGAGCCGTAATTTGTCCAAACGTTTTGCGCTGGCCAATAACTTGTTTACCAAAAGCAAGCGGCATTGCGAGTTGACCATAATGTGTTTTTGGTCCAACAAATGCTTGACCATCAACAAAAGCCTCAAAAGTAAGCGGGAGTGCAATTCGACCGAATGTTTGTTTATGACCAGAAACGGCTTTTGAAAACGCTAAAGGCATTGCGAGTTGGCTAAATGTTTGTCGACGACCAGCAATCTCTTTACCAAATAGCGTTTGCATGGAAAGCTGTCCAAATACGTTTTTGCGCCCAACAGCTTCCTTTGTAAAAATAATTGGCAGCGAGATTTGTCCAAATGTTTTCCGCTGTCCTTGAATTTCTCTGGCAAAAACGAGAGGCATAGCCACTTGACCGAATGTTTTTCTCTGTCCGCGAACATCTTTCTCAAATGTCACAGATAATGCCAAAGATCCATAAAGTGTAATTCCTGGTCTGAGCCCAGCGGTCGCAATTGCAATTGTAATCGGAAGTCCTATTTGTCCAAATGTTGTTCTACGTCCTGCAACAGCTTTTCCAAAAATAAATGGAGATAAGAGCTGTCCGAACGTCTTACGTTGAGCGCTAATCTCCTTTGAGAATGTAATTGGAAAAGCAAGCTGTCCTAACGCTTTTCGTCTACCCTCAATTACAGACGCAAATGTAAATGGTCGAACGATTTGTCCAAACGCCTTACGTTGACCACGAACATCTTTTCCAAAAGTAATCGACAAAGACGTTGCGCCGAAATGAGTCGTTGGTCCAAACGAGAAAGTCGGCGATGGAGTAACCGAAGCATCGTAGGTTGCTCCCGTAACCGTTAAATCTCGAGTACCAATCTGGTCAACAATTGTCGAACCTTGATCGGTTGTAAAATCGTAGGCAGCGACAAGAGCAGACGACTGTGGCAGGATTCCAGCATTGAAATCGGCAACTTCAGCATCAGAAAGCGCAACATTCCAAATAAAAACGTAGGCAATCCAACCAGTAAACGATTCTGCTGGAGCTATCGCAGTAAATCGACCAACACCAATTTTATTCAATCCCGTTGGCCATGTTCGGTTCGTTGTCGTTGTTCCTTTGTTTCCGCCAGCTCGAAATGCGGCTCGAGCAGTTGCCGATGTACTAACCCCAACTCCAGTTTGCCAGACATCGTCAGCGCCAGCACCAAGTGATATGGCTGAGTTTCCGGTTCCACCGCTAGCAACACGAAGTGTTACGTCATCGGCAGAAACATACTGAATAATATGATAACGGGTATCATCAGTCGAATTATAAAGACCGGCTATCGTACCTGTCGCCGTACTTATGTCGGCCATAAATACAACGCCAATGGTACATGGATAGGCTGTAACCGGCGATGTACCCACATAAATCGCCTCTTCAACGGCAGCATCAAATTTATATGCGCCCATTATTAACTACCTATAATTACGCTGCGAGTGGCGCAAGACTCAGATCAACATCGCCAGCCAAGATTGTAAAGTTATCACCAATTGCCAATAGTCGTGGTGTTGCAAGATCATCCGAACCAAGAAATACGCCACCTGTCACTGCAGACCAGAAAGAAACGTGCGTAACGGTTCCAGCCGCTGTCACATTTATCCAGTTAACATCAGCTGAGTTCGTAATCGTGCCATCCGCAGCTGCTGCGGCAAATACTGCAGATTGTCTTGTCGCATCACCGAAAGCAGCAGTAGCGCCCGCGGCTCCTGGATCGGCCGTATGCAACTTGAGAAAGAACCCAGGGGGTGGTGTCCAGGCGACATTACGACAGAGTGAATTCAATATACTCTGCGCAATCGCCGCCGCTAGTCCTGTTGCCATAACTCCTCCTTATTCGACGATCACGTAGAGTGTTTCTGGATCAGGTGGAGAAAGCGCATTGTATTCTGCTTGTGTCAAAGATACCCATTGCCCCTGTGGGCCCGGAGGTCCAGTAGGCCCGGGCATTCCAAATGTAAATTCGGGTGCTTCTGGAACATCAATGCTTATCTCAATCGGCATCTGAGTAATACTAATTATCTGAGTTTCCAAATCAACAGTTAACTCAGTATCAGCATTTACCTCAACTGAAGTAGTCATCTCGTAACATCCGGTTCAACAGTAAATACGCCAGCCATCAATGTCTGCGGATCCTCCGAACCACTATCAACTTCCAAATCCCAGACACCACTCCATTCATTGGCGCCAGCCAGAAGAGTTTGTACATCATCACCTGGCCAACGCATCTCAAAATGACCTTCAACTGCGTCGACAACTGTAATAACCGCGGTCAGCGCAATTTCCAGATCAGTCGGTGTAAGTCGTGCCTGTGCCTTGATCGTCAAACCCGTTAAATTAAGTGGACTACCACCTTGTGTGAGTTTAATACTGAATAGATTTCGGTCACCGGCGCGAATACGAAGCAAATCTACTTTAGGTGGTCCTACGTCGATGGCCGCCATACTCTCCTCCCATCGTACGTCCCTATAATAGTTCCTTCGTGAATATCTTCAACCTCATACATATCGGAATTAGGATTAGTCCATCCCGTCTCTTCTCGATGCGTGTTCAAACGCCATTCGAGCTCTTTAATCTGCCTTTCAGACGCCTCGATTAGATATGATGTTGTCGGAGGATCGAAAAGGTGTCGAACGCGAAGAAAAACGTAGGATCTTACTGAATTATACTGAAAATCATCGGTTGGAGTTTCATAAACACTAGAAGGATAATCGGTGATAAAATCAGACCATTCCGCCGTATCATCTTCAATCATAAACCCATTGGTTGGCCCGACCCCCAGCTGGGTGAGAGTAGAGAATGCGGAATTAATATGAGTGATAATATCAAGATCAAACGCCGTATAATCTTCAGCAATTCCCAAAATTTTCTTAGTACTATTAAGAATACTCTGTTCCATCTACTTCACCCGTTTCTTTCGTTTAGCTTCCCTCCGCCCTTTCTTCAGGCGGAGAGGTATCTGGAGCGGGAACGGAAGGCTCTGGTTCTCCTGGTTCCTGTTCGGGCGGAGAAGTATCTGGAGCAGGAACACCAGGATGGGTTGTTGGTTGATTAGGATCCATACTCGGGTTGTCAACGTGCGGAGGATCCTCGGGATATGTTTCAATTTCGGTAGTATCAATCGTATCGTCGTTAGCTGCTTCGTCCGGCTTGGCGAAATCTTCATCCGGAACTCGCTCTTCGTCTGGAACTTCCGGTTCGTCAGCTTCTTCAGGCATTTCTTCAGTCAGAGGCTTCTCAGGAAGATCAGCTTCGTTGGGTTCCATATCTTCGGTCATTTATACTCTCCCGTTTAGATTAACTTGCCGGTGGCTGCTCAGGTACAGGCTGTTCGGAAGGCTCAGCGCGTGGAATCTCTCCACCGTCATACTTCTCGCCCTGTTCCTCCTCAACCTTTTCGCCCGGTTCCTCATCAACCTCAGTATTCGGTTCTGGTGTTGTTGGCGGATTCTCTCCAACGCTCATTTAACCCCTCCAGTTCGCGGCGTAATCACGAATGTCAACATGAACAAAGTTATTGTAAAGACCTAGTCCTCCCTTACCTCCACGCTTGGTTCTTCGCAAAGCATTCAGCGTAGAGTGCCACTGTCTTGGCGTGCCTCGAACGCAACGAATATCCGCTGCTTGATCATTACCGTCATGAATAGTGTAAACGTGGAAACTTCGGCTTGCCCCACCCACCTTTCTATTATGAGACCTTGTTCGATAACCCGACAGAATCGTTACCGAGCCGTATTTCGCTCGAAGAGGCTCCAAAAACGTCTTGCACAGAAATTCCAAGCCCGCATAATCACGTTTCATAACTTTGGTACCATCATGACAATCAAATTCTTCTACGATAAAGTGCTTGCTCAAACGATGGCGAGTTTTTGTTGCCATTACACCTCCTCTATTCTGGTTCAAGACAAGTAAAAATTCTAACTTGTCCGCCGGGAGTATTAATTTGCAAAATTCCGGGTGAATAACCGGGAGGAGCACCGCCGCACGTTCCTCCACCTACTCCAGCTGGCCCTTGTGGTCCAATTGGGCCGGGTGGACCGGTTTCTCCTTGTTCTCCTCGAGGACCAGTTTCTCCAGGAGGTCCTTGTGGTCCCGTAGCAACGTCAATCGTCACTGTTCTTGTCGGGAGTGGTTCCTCTTGACTCAGCGCTGTCGCTGCCAGAAATCCCGCTCCCCCCACCATCGCTAGAGCGAGAAACAGCATCAGAAACTGTTGCTTCATCTCGCCCCCTATTTCTTGCTGTTATCAAAGCTGCAACTCCGCTGAGTGTTCCGCCCACCCCCAAAAGAAATCCGCCTATTCCAGCCCATGGAATTTCCCAATCGGACCAATCAAACGCTAGGGCGATGAAGAGTTGTTCCATCTGGCTCTCGTCTTATTAGCTCAACAACCCACGTTACTGCTGCTGGTACGAACGAGAGAGCTAGAGCCAAATAGAAAATTGTATCAGTATCCTCGACCCCAGCTAATTTTGCAATTAGCGCAGCAAGCACAGTTGCGATCGGCATTGCGGATTCGGCCGGACGACTTTTGACAATATCAACTGGCGTACTCATGTGATCTCGGGCGCTGTGATTTTCTGTCCCTGATAATGCTTAACCTGCATTTGCATATCTTGGGCGATCTGCCTCTTCGCATATTTCGCTTCAGATTCTGGATTAGGAATCAGTGCTCCCGCGTTGTCAGGATCGGGAACTTCAGCCTGCCAACCGCGACCGCGACCATACGCTTC